TAGAGAAAAAAGAACTTCCAGGTGGCGCTGGATTTACCTATGCTGTGGGCCGACCAGACCCAGAAGAGTTGGAAATCATGATCTTTGATGGCGATACCCTGGCCGCCGAACTTGATTTGTTTTATACACAGGATGCGACCAAGGCCTGGCGAGTAAACACCGTAGCAGTTGATCCTGAATATCGCAGTCGCGGACTAGGTAAAGCCCTGTATGGTATTGCGTTGAGCATACTAAAACTTACTATAGAAGCTGGTGATACACAGACCCGACACGGACAACGCATGTGGTTGATGTTAAATAGTATACCAGGAGTTGAAGTACTAGGTTACAACATGGAACGTACAAAACAATATAAATCTCGCCCAGGCGACGAAATCATAGCACAAGACGATACTTGGACTCGATACACATTTCCTGTAAAACCTGGTGTTCGTGGCATGCGCAGCGCTCGTCATGGCACTGGCATGTATACCAGCCAGGCCAGTATGATAGCTAAATGGACCGGCCAATGAGATTCAGTGAAATATCCGAAGCAACAACAAACACAGCCGTAGCTGCCAAGTTGTGGTCAGCTCCAGTGCATATCAAGCAACCCACTTACACCGGCTACATTGATGTGACTGTGACAGCCCCAAATGCTCAAACAGCCCGACAGCTGATGAAAGCTCAGTACGGAGTACCTGACTGGAAAGTGGGCAGTGTCAAAGAGGTCAAATAACTGCCGCTAAATACATCATGAATAAAAAGTTCGTGCGTGTGTTGGCTGACATTGATTGCACCTGGGAAGGGCTAAATCCCATCTATCGTGTGTATGTCAATGATGAGCTGTTTGCCGAACGCACCTGGCGCTGGACTGATTGCTATCTTGAAGAAGATTTGCAGATCGAAGCACCGCCCGGGGATTACCGCTTGCATTGGGAACTGGTACCACCGCACTTGGCCCAGCTCACAGTGTGTAATATACGAGTAGAACATGGCCCAGGAGTCATAAAACCAGGACAGATATTGAGGATAGAACAATGAGAGCCAGTGAATTTATCGCAGAAAATGCCAGCACAGGTAGCACAGGATCTGGCAGCATAGCCACTATAAGCCAGCCCATGGGCGGCACGATCACAAGAAATGGTGCAAGCTTCTTTTCTGGTAAATACTCCAATAGTGCCACGCCAAATACACCGGCGTGGATGAAAAAGTTAAAGGGAAAACAGCGTGTTAAGTGATACACTAAAACAGTTTTTGGCAAGTTCATTTGCTTATTATCTAAAAGCCCACTATTTCCATTGGAATGTGGAAGGGCCAGATTTTGTGCAACTACACGAGCTATTTTCCAACATCTACGAAGACACCTATGGCAGTGTAGACCTCACTGCCGAATACATACGCACCGAAGAAGAATATGCACCTGGCAGTTTTGAACGCTTCCAGGAATTAAGCCTTATACAGGGACAAACCAAAGTTCCCCGTGCCCGATTGATGATTGAAGAATTATTAGCAGACACTCAGACCATGAAGGATCTGAGCAAAAACTTGTTTGATGAAGCTAGCCAAGTTGGACGTGAAGACGTGGCCAACTTTGCAGCCGAACGTCAAAGCCAGCATGGTAAGTATGCTTGGCAGTTAAAAAGTTTGCTAAAGGATCAAAGGGCATGAACCGTGGCACAAGACCATAACGACATCTATAGTATAGTTGAACGTCTCCGTATCTTGGAAGAAGGTCTGGATAAAAACCAACGAAGTGTAAATCAGTTATCGGCTACTTTTAAACCCAAGACTGTGGCTGTGCTCACTGCCAAACAAGATCCCAAGAACCCCATGGCCGGCAAGCTGGTCGGCAGCGATGAAAGCGTGGAACATGAAGAAGCCATGTTAGAAGCAGAAATGGCCGAAGATGTGTTGGCCAAGGTTGAAAAATCATTCAAGGATTTCATCAAACAAGCCGAAGAGCAGATCAAAGACAGTGATATCAAAGAGAAAAAGAAAGAAGACACAGATCTCAAAAGCAAAGAACGACAAGATCGGGATCTCATAGTCAAGGTAGCCCCAGTCGCTGAAGATCCCAACATGGCCTTGCCGGCTCCAGTGAAAACCTTAACCAACGAATGTGGACTTTGGGAAATGCACGGCAACGAACGTGATGGATTTGAAATACGTCGCTCAGGCCGTTGCTTGCCTACAAAATTTAAAACATTGGAACAGGCCCAAATGGCTGTTGAAATGTTTGCAACTCGTCTAAAAAAACAAGACGAGTCTCAAGATTATCTGGATGAAGAATAATGTTAAGCCTAGATTTATTTGACTCAAAATACGAAAAGAAACTGCACGAAGGTGCTGTGGATGATGCAGAATATGCTCGCCTTAAAAAACTTGGTGAAAAGATTGATTACCTAAAACAAGCACGGGCCAAGACCAAAGATGCTGAAATGCACCGTGCCATAGATGGACGTATCAAACAATACAACGATGAACGCATGGAGATTCTCAGTGTGCGTGGCATGAAAGAAGCCGAGCAACCTGCTCAACCACAAACACAGCAAAACAAAGGCATCGGTGACATACAAGATCCCCGTAGCAAGATGGCACAACTACAACAGAAAGCCAAGAAAGGACCCTTGGCCAATGTGGGTGCCGGCCTCAAGGCTTTTATCAAAGGCGAACCCGAACCCATGGGCGAAGAGCAAGGAATAAGTCCACGTGCTCTAGGTGTGGCCAATTTCCAACGCCTGGTCAAGGCCAACATGGGCAACGTTCCCACAGTTAGTTTGGAATTTATTCGTCCAGAAGAGAATTTCAAATTAGATCAAAAAGGTCTTGATCTGATCAGCGATTATTATGATGGCCTGGAGAATGATCAAGCCAAAAATTATTTTATCTATCGCGTGTTGCCCAGTGGTGATGAAACTCTAAAAATTCTCAAACAACTGGGATGGACCCCACAACAAGTACAACAATCTTTGCCTGGCATACCCACACAAGGCGAACTGCCGTTGCAAGAAAAAAAAAAGTCTAACAACGACGATCTAGAAGCTGGCGATGCCAAGGTCGCCAGAGAACTACAAAAATTACGTGCCCAGTATCCAGCAGCCAGGAGCGATGTAGAAGCTGTGGCCCGTGCTGAAATTGATTCAACCGAACGCAGTCAACAACAGTTGTCGGCCATACGCGGTGCCAACGAAAAACAAGATGCCTTGCTCAAACAGCTTGTGGCCCTGGATCAAGAACAAGGTCGCGAAATCAGCGGCTTGGACAAAGAAAACAACAACTTGGAACAACGCTTGGCGCAGGTGCAGGCCACCAATGATCGACTACAACAGGCTGTTGGCAAGATGACCAGCAACAAGAAAGCCGCAACAAAAACAAAACCTGCAGATGTCTCGCAAAAAGGGTCAGTAGACATAGCTCAAGGTGGCATAATTGACGTGAGTACTCCTGTGGCACCAGCACCTGACACGACATCAGCGGTCAGCACCAAACCCACAACTCCGTCGGCTATGAGTAATATAGCACGGACCGTGACAGGGTTGTCAGGGCCATCACCATCCATAGACAAAGACGAAGAACCCAAACCGGTAGATCAAGAACCCGAAGAGCCAGCCAAAAAATCAGGCAAAGGTGTAGCGGTGCCTAGCTTGCGCGGTTTGCGCCAACAACAGGCTAAAAACGACAGTGAATTCCAACTGGTAGGCGAGCATGGTGGCGGTATAGGTCCTCGTCAACACTGGCAAGATCTCATGCAGGAAACAGTCCGAGATGTGAAGACTGGCATGGCTGAAATATATCATCGCTTGGCTCCCAAGATTGAACGGCATCGAGACAGTTTTCTTGCTGGACAACTGTATGATGAGTTGGAAAACTATGCTGAACTGCATGGTGCCGAGGGCGAATTCAAACGCATGATGTCTACAGCACGCGGTCGTGCCCATATGGAATATGACACCAACCCTGGTGGCTTCCACAACTGGTTCTGGTTCCTGCCCTTTGAGGATGAAACCGTAGAGGAAGGTGCCGATGATATCAAAAAGCGAATGTCCAAGTTGGAAGCGCTGGCCCTGGCGGCCAATCGTGCCGGTGATGATACAAAATGCAAGATGTATCAGCAAAAGATCCAATCACTCAAACAAAAACTGTCGCAAAGCATGACTGAAGGATTAAAACCAGGCGAGTATCACATACATACAGTGTATTTCAAAGATGGTACCAAGAAACGCATACGAGTGACCAGCGACGAATTTGATGTGGCTGATTACTACACCAAACGTGGCCAGGCCGTAGACCATGTGGACTATGATTTTCAAATACACTCAGACATGACTGAACAGTTTGCCATGCCCGGTACCACCATACCACGCAAGAGTCTCATACAAGGCTACACAGTGTTTTGGAATCCCACAACACACGTGGTCAGTGTCACACGTGGCGGCGACAGTGAAGAGGCAGCCATTGAGCAGGCACGAGTTGGTACTACAAATTTAAAGAACTTCCGCCAGGCCGCAGACAGACTCATTGACAAGATAGAAGCCAATGACGAACAAATCATCAATGAAAACATCAGAGACACAGCCGGTGCCACTGCTGTGATAGCCTGTTTGTTGACCGGTGGCAGTCTGACAGGATGTGCCACAGCACCGCAACAGACTTCGGCACAACAAGTATTGAAAACCGGTCAGGACATTGGTCGTACAGTACAAACAGCCAAACGAATCACACGTGCCGGTACTGAAGCCGAAGTCCAACAAGAACTACGCAACATCCTGCGCGGTGTTAGTGGTCGCCCAGAAGAACTTAATCACAGCAATATCCTACGTATTTGGCGCCGGGTCAATGAGCCAAATCCTCAGCAAAATGAAGCACGAGAAATTGTATCCAAAGAAGATTTTATCCGAGAACGTGATAGGCTGTTGCGAATGATTGGCCAAGAAACCAATCCAGCCAACAAACAGATATTGAAATCAGCCATACGCCAACTGGAGAATCGTGCTGAAAACGAAGGGTGGATCACTGTACAAAGTCGCATGGTTCGTGAAGACAGCGATGGTGGTGAAGCCGTGGAGATGGCCATCATGCGCAGGATGTTGATAGCACACACTGATCTTATTGTAGAGTTTGGACTAGACAAGGTAGTGCAGGCCATAGAAGAAGTGGCCTACAATGTAGGCGACACCGACGAGATTGGCTCCAGTGATGTGTCAGGTTGGGTCCGCCAGGTCAAGCAGATCCTAGGAGCGGTCAACGAGGGTCTTAGAGATCCTGCAGACAATCCTTGCTGGAAAGGCTATCATCCGGTGGGTACCAAAAAGAAAGCCGGTCGCACAGTGCCTAACTGTGTGCCCAATGCCAACAAAGGAAAATCAAAATGAAAACCTACGTATTTGAAACTGTGTGTGCCTCGGGCACAAAGAAAACTTTTACATGCCAAGCTCAAGATTTTGCTGAAGCACGGACCAAACTGGCAGAGTTTGTGGCGGCCAACTAGGTATAGAATCCAAGAAAACTTAGATGCCGCAGATCGATACTCGGATCATTAAAGATTTCCTTAGCGACGAAGAGATTTTAGAAATAGAAACAATCGTTGCTCGTGAGAGCAAAGATCTAGCCTTTCACGCTTATCAGCAACCCGATAACAAGCTCCAGGCTGTCACATATCATTTTGACTTGGAAGTACAAAGATGGGGCAGAATCAAAGAAATAATGTCGCCAAAAATCAAACAACACTTTGGCTCGGATCTTTTAGCCAATGTTGGACACATTTTGGACAGCACAACGCCATATGGTATCCATACTGATGTCATGTCAAACTTTGATCCAGAGGGTCCACTTGATCCTGCCTGGACTTTTTTGATTCCTTTAGAAAATGTAGATTCTCACACCATAGTTTTTAATGAACAGTGTTATGAAACCAAATCAGTAAGTGAATGGGCATCTCGGTACCAAATCGAACCAAAAAATATCATTACTGAAGAAGAATATCAGAAATATTTTTCTCATGCTTGCCGTAATGAAATATCCTATCTTAGCATGGAATGTGTCTTTCCTTGGCAGGGCAATCGCGGAACCTTGTTAGCAGCAGATCGTAGAAAATTCCATGTCAGCGACAACTACAAAATAACAGGATTACAGGGCAAAAAAGCAATCATCATGTGGACTAACTTTCCCAAGCCTACAGCTCGCTAAATAATCCTAGTATCTACAAAAAACAATCAAAAATGAAAATTAGTGATTTTCGCATAGTCGATCATGACAAACTAGACAGCATACTTGTACGACTATGCGAGATGGTCATTCGTGGTCAGAAGACCGATCCAGATCGTTATGGCATGGTGGCCGCCGCTGTGCTGGATCCAGAACAACGCTTGGTCATGGCCCTGAATCACGCCCAAGGCGACCAGGATGTGCATGGTGAGCGTGCAGCCATAGACAAATACAAAAACAAGTATGGTGAGATTCCAGCGGGTAGCATCATCATTACCACCTGTAGTCCTTGCACAGAACCCATGCCCGAGCGTGTGGGTGACAGTTGCCGAGACTTGATCAGCAGCACACCTGTGCATAAAGTCTATGCTGGCTATGCAGATCCTAGCCAACAAACTGGACCTGGTGACAAGACCTATCACTTGCAGATTACTAAAAATAAACGCATACAAGAACTGTGTCAACAGTTTGCAAACACTTGGCTCAAGCGCCAACTAGAAGAACTCAGTTTTTTAGGCAGTCCATGCACCAAGGACTGTTCAGGACACAGAGCTGGTTATTATTGGAGCCAGGCCCGAGCTGGAGCCAAGATACCTAACTCGTGGAGCCAGAGTTTCAACAACGGTGCAGAATTACAGCGAGCAGGCAAATGAACCCAAACGATTATCCAGTATGGCCCGAGGACGACGGTAGTGATACTCCAAGATTTCCATTCTCACCAGTCTAGTCTCGACGAGAGCAGCGGCTACACACTAGCTGGCAGTTTCACTCGCGACCTCACGGCCAGCAAGGTTTGGTTGCTGACAGAACTCGAACGCATACAACCAGACTACAGCACTATCTACCTTCTGGGCTCTTGGTATGGTAACTTGGCCTTGTACCTGACTCTGGAGCAACGCATTCAAGCAGACAAAATCATCCTGGTAGAAAAAAATCAGGAGTTTCTTGATACTAGCAAAAAGTTATTGAGCATGGCCGGGGCCGACAACACAGAATACATGCTCAAGGATGCAAACAAGTTAGATTACAGACAACTAGGAGATCGTGGGTGCGTGATTAATACCAGTCTTACTGACATGCAGGGTCGCAGTTGGTTCTTGAATATACCTGATGGAACACTCGTGGTCATGCAAGGACGTGATCACGATCCTAATCGTAGCTTTGAAAGCACACAAGACATCGTTGATCGTTTTCCATTGAGCCAGATCTTGTATCATGGATCAATAAAGCTACGCGATCCTGAAACCGAATATACCAGATACATGATAATCGGACGCAAATAGAATTTGGCCTTAGGACCAAGTGCCCGGCTGCTGGGCTGGCAACACGATTCGCTACCGTTGAGCCAAAAGTGAGCAAACATATTTGACTTCTGCCTAAATCCATGTATAATAGTATGACTTACTTAGGAGACTCAGATGTCAAATAGCCGTAATTTCAATGCAGATCAAACCAAAAAACTCAATCAGGTCATCAACGAAGGCATGACTGTCATGCACGAGATCGAAACACTTACTGGCGGACTCAACGACACAGTCAAGGCCATTGCCGAGGAACTCGATATCAAACCCAACATCCTCAAAAAAGCCATCAAGTTGGCACACAAGGCCGAGTTTGGCCGTGAGCAACAGGATCACGAGTTGTTGGAACAAATCTTGACCACAGTAGGTAAAACTCTGTAGTCTGGCATGATCATAAGTTACCCAGGCGGTGCTGGAGGAAATTGGTTAAAAACTGTCATTGACAACGAGCCAACCGCACACAGAAACAAAATTAACTTCCACCGACACACAATCAAATCTGATGTGCGTGTGATACATTCACTGCATCCAACAGAGTTTGATTGTCTTTACAGTGGAAGTTATTATTTTAATTTCTATGTGAATGTGATGTACAAACATTTTTATGCTGAAACAGATCTCTTTACCCACAACAACTACAAAGAGTATTATACCAAGTGTGTGAACACTGCAAGATACATCTGCTTGTTTGATACCATCAAGGATCTCATACGGTTGGATTTTGATTGTTTGATCAGTGATCCGGAAAGTTTTTATCAGTCCTTGCAACAACAGGTGCCCGGGTGGACCATGGATTTTTCAGATTTTTCCAATCGCAAAACAGATTTTTTTAGTACGTTTGTGGAAACTGAAAACTTGTTTGAAAACTTTGACAGTCAGTTTTGGGTGACCTTTGTGCTGGGACAACTCATGAATCACGACATATATCCACAAGACTTCAGTATCTATGATCCCAGTACCCAACGTCTATCAGCCCAGTTTGCTCAGGACAACTACAAATTTTGTCAACTCAAGAACAACCACAATTTCAAAACTGGAGTGACCTTGCCGACCTTGTTGGAGAAAGATTAACAAAAACTTGTGCCTGCAAGAGAAATCAACTAAATTATTGTGTACACAGAGTCGTTCACTTTACGAACATGAATCATGGCCAACCAGCCATAACTGGAGAAAGTATTGAGTTATATTGACGCACTATTTGATCGTGAACACGATCGCATACATGTGGTTGAACGCAGAGATGGCGAACGCCGCTATCAAGAATATGCGCCCAACTACACATTTTATTATGATGATCCCCGCGGCAAATTTGTCAGCATCTATGGCACGCCGGTCAGCCGCTTCAGCACTAGAAACAACAAAGAGTTCCGCAAAGAGATCCGCATACAGAGCGGCAAGCAGTTGTACGAATCGGACATCAATCCCATATTCCGCTGTCTAGAAGAAAACTACAAGGGCCAAGACGGTCCTCGACTAAACGTGGCCTTCTTTGACATCGAGGTAGACTTTGATAGTGATCGCGGATTCAGTCCGCCAGAAGATCCATTTAATCCCATCACGGCCATAAGTGTGTATTTGGCCTGGGTCGATAGACTGATCACTCTGGTAGTGCCGCCCAAGCACATGAGCTGGGAGACTGCACAGGAGATCTGTGCAGAGTTTTCGGATACCTTGTTGTTTGAGCGTGAAGAAGACATGTTGAACACATTCTTGGATCTCATTGAAGACGCCGATGCCTTATCGGGTTGGAACAGTGAAGGCTATGATATCCCTTACACAGTGAATCGTGTGACCCGTGTGCTTTCAAAAGATGACACACGCAGATTCTGCCTGTGGAATCAGTATCCCAAGGGGCGAACCTTTGAACGCTTTGGCAATGAAAGTCAGACTTACGACTTGATTGGTCGTGTGCATATGGACTATATGCAACTGTATAGAAAATATACCTATGAGGAACGACACAGCTACAGCCTGGATGCCATCCTTGAGTACGAGGGACTTGAAGGCAAGACCAAGTTTGAAGGTACGTTAGATGCCTTGTACAATCAAAACTTTAAAAAGTTTATCGAATACAACCGACAAGACGTCAACGGCCTGGCACAGCTAGACAAGAAGTTAAAGTTCCTGGACTTGGCCAATACACTAGCGCATGAGAACACAGTGTTGCTACAGACCACCATGGGTGCTGTGGCTGTGACTGAACAGGCCATCATCAACGAAGCACACGAGCGTGGCTTGGTAGTGCCCAACCGCAAAGAACGCTATTCAGATGAAGACACACAGGCCGCAGGTGCTTATGTGGCCTATCCCCGCAAAGGCATTCACGAGTATGTAGGAAGCATAGACATCAACTCACTTTACCCCAGTGCCATCCGAGCACTTAACATGGGACCCGAGACCATTGTAGGACAACTACGCCAGACCATGACTGAACGCTACATCGCAGAAAAGATGCGGTCGGGTAGCAGTTTTGCTGCTGCCTGGGAAGGCTTATTTGGCAGTTTGGAATACACTGCGGTCATGGAGAAAAAGCCAGGCACAGAGATCACCATAGACTGGCAGGACGGCGAAGAATCAGTTCACAGTGCTGCAGATGTGTGGAAGATGATCTTTGACAGCAATCAGCCCTGGATGATCACTGCCAATGGTACCATATTCACATATGAACGTGAAGCAGTTATTCCCGGCCTGCTCAAGCGTTGGTATGCTGAACGCAAAGAAATGCAGGCCAAGTTAAAAGAGTGTACCACACCCGAAGATGAAGAATACTGGGACAAGCGTCAGTTGGTCAAGAAGATTAACTTGAACAGTTTGTATGGTGCTATCTTGAATCCAGGTTGTAGGTTCTTTGACAAACGTATTGGTCAGTCAACTACCTTGACAGGTCGTGCCATTGCCCGGCACATGGATGCGTATGTCAACGAGTGCATCACCGGATCTTACGATCACGTGGGCGAGGCCATCATTTATGGTGACACAGACTCCTGTTACTTCTCAGCCTATCCTGTGCTCAAACCCGAGATCGAAGCCGGCAACATGACCTGGAGCCGAGAAATGGCCGTGCAGTTGTACAACAGCATTGCAGATCAGGTCAATGAAAGTTTTCCAGGATTCATGGAACAGGCATTTCATTGTCCCCGAGACATGGGAAGCGTAATCAAAGGCGGTCGAGAGATTGTGGCATCAAAAGGTCTGTTCATTACTAAAAAGCGTTATGCTGTCATGTACTATGACAAAGAAAACAAGCGTGTGGACACACATGGCGAACCCGGTAAAGTCAAAGCCATGGGCTTGGATTTGAAACGCAGTGACACACCCAAGGTCATACAAGACTTCCTTAGCGAGATTCTCAACGACGTGCTGACAGGTAAGACTCGTGAACAGATCATTGAAAAAATCCGTGAGTTCAAATACTCTTTCAAAGAGCGACCAGGTTGGGAAAAAGGTTCGCCCAAGCGTGTGAACAACTTGACCAAGTACGCCAAAGAAGAAGAACGCCAGGGCCGAGCCAACATGCCAGGCCATGTGCGTGCGGCAATCAACTGGAACAACCTGCGCAGGATGAACTCAGACAAGTATTCCATGCAGATTGTGGATGGCATGAAGACCATCGTATGCAAGTTAAAATCCAATCCTTTGGGCTGGACCAGCATTGGGTATCCCACAGATGAGACCAACTTGCCCACCTGGTTCAAAGAACTGCCGTTTGACGATGCAGAAATGGAAACCACAGTAGTAGATCAAAAGCTAGATAACTTGTTGGGTGTGTTGGATTGGGATCTTAAATCGGCTACCAACACAGAAAACACATTCCAAACCTTGTTCGAGTGGTGATATGAAGCTGAGTGAACTTGTAAACTATCGCTGTGAATTAGATGCCTTGTCGGTCAAGGCGATCAGCCAGCCAGCTGATGCAGAAATACAAAAAATAACTTACCTGGTTGATTCGCAAAAAATACAGATATCAAAGTTTGCTGAGAAGTTGGAACAAAAACGACAAGCTGTGCTAAAATCGTTTGAAGCTCTCGACAAAGATCTAAGTTCGCTGAAGTCCCAACTAAAAAAGTTGATTGAAACCGAAGAAAAGCCTTGGTTCCAGGAAAGTTATAGATTGTATGAACAGGAAATGATTTACGAGACCCCTGAATACATATTGAATCGCCGACCCGAGATTACCCCCGAAACTGAACAGTTTTATCACAGCAGATTGATACGTTACAATACCTGGCAACATCCTGCCATGATCATAAGACCCGGAATGGAAACTTACATTGGCGACCTGTTGGCATCTGATCCGTTGTACCTGGTTGATGAAAGTCATGATCTGTTGTTGCCGGCTCTGAGTCGATTCAACGAACACTATCAAAACCGCCTACGCACCTACACCATCAATGAACGCCAAGATCAAGAAATTTTCCACAAGCTACCCGATGCGCAGTTTGGATTGGTATTTGCCTACAACTATTTCAACTTTAGACCGTTTGAAATTTTGAAAAGACACTTTACTGAAATCTATCAAAAACTCAAACCAGGTGGCATGTTTGTGTTTACTTTCAACGATTGCGACCGAGACAAAGGCGTCATGTTGGTAGAACAACACTTTTGTTGTTACACGCCCGGATACCTAGTTCGAGAGTTGGCCCAAAGCATAGGATTTGAAATCGTATTTTCTTGGACCGACCTTGGACCCAGTACCTGGTTGGAACTCAAGAAACCCGGCGAACTGGAATCGTTGCGTGGCGGCCAAGCCTTGGCAAAAGTTATACCAAAATAGTTGCAAAATCTAAATAAACCCTGTACAATATACAAAAGGAGATTCACATGAAAGATCATTTATTAGACTTAGTAGAACACACACTTAAACTGGGTTGCATTGACCTGGTCAAGATCACCGGTGATGACAAAACTACCATGATCAACGGCATCGCCGAAGACCGCAGCGTGGTAGTGGAAGGTGCGTATCATGCGCCAGTGGCTGATTTTATTGGCAACTTTGGCATGCCCAACTTGCCTAAACTGCGCATCCTGTTGAGTTTGCCCGAATATCAAGAAAATGCTCAGCTCACGATCACACGCAAGGACACTGGTGCTCCAGATGGCATCAACTTTGTCAACGCCACGGGCGATTTTAAAAACAACTACAGATTCATGGCAAGTGAGATCGTCAACGAGAAACTCAAAACTGTCAAGTTCAAAGGTGTAAACTGGCACATTGAGTTTACACCAACTGTTGCCGCGATCCAGCGTCTTAAAATGCAGGCCAGTGCCAACGCCGAAGAAGTAAACTTCACTGCCAAGACCGATGGCGGAGATCTCAAGTTCAGCTTTGGTGATCACTCTACCCACTCTGGTAACTTTGTGTTCCATCCTGGTGTCACCGGCACACTCAAACGTGCCTGGGCTTGGCCGATCGCAACTGTGATCAGTATTCTTGATTTGACTGGTGACAAGACATTCAAGATCAGTGACGATGGTGCTGCCATGATCACTGTGGATTCGGGTCTTGCTGTTTACAACTACATCCTACCAGCACAGAGCAAGTGAGCCAAGACAACTTAACCGCCAAGCAGTCGGACTATGCGGTGTTCCTGCCGGCCATAAGCGGGTTCTACGCTACCTTTGTAGGCAAACAACGTGATCCAGTGAATGGCCCTTATGTGGATCCTGCAAGAATGCCCGCAGGTATCCAGGACATGGAGATGATGAACTGGCTCAACAGCACCAAAGGACTATTTCCTTACAAATGGTCCTTGTACTCGGGCGGTCATGCCAACTTGGATTTGAACAAGCAGGACTGGTCGGAGGACATGGTTCGTAACCGTGAGCCTGGTACCGTAATGCTGGGTGACTCGGGTGGATTCCAAATCGCCAAGGGCCTGTGGGAAGGTGACTGGAAGGCCAACTCAGGTTGTCCCAAGGCACAAAAGAAGCGTGAGTCAGTGTTAAAGTGGTTGGATAGTATTGCGGACTATGGTATGATTCTTGATATTCCAACCTGGGTCATACATGACAAAAAAGCCAGTGCCGCATGTCAGATCACCACATTGGAAGAAGCAGTAGATGCCACTAAGTTCAACAACGATTACTTTATGAAGCATCGCAAAGGTGTCAAGAATGGCGGCGCCAAGTTCCTTAATGTGTTACAGGGTGCCAATCAT